TCGCTAGCTTCAGCAAAGTAAGCCTTCATATTATCGACGAAGCCAGTTCCTATATTGGTTACAGCTGCTGTAAACCTATCCCAATCTAAGGTAAAGGCAGCCATTAAAATCTCTCCTAAGTTTTTGGCTTCATCTATTACCGCGCGAATAGCTTTACCGAAAAAGTTAAAGGTCTGGCTAATAGTATACTTTAAGCCTATTATAACCCCCCTAAATAAGGTGCTTTCGTTATAAAGGTCTATAAAAAAGTTTATAGTCTTTACTAGTACTGGGCGTATAACGTCCCAAAACTTATACACCGCATAACCTGCGGCAGCTATTCCTGCAATGATTAAACCCGTAGGAGTAAGTAGAGCACTCAGCGCAGTAGATATAAAACCGATAGCGCTAATAATAGGGCCGCCTGCGGCTACTATAGCAGTAAGAGTAAGTACTGTTGTTTTTGTCTCGGTGCTAAGATCTCTAAAGCCGTTAATAGCCCTAGTAATGAATTGCGCTATTTTAGTAACTAGCGGCAGCAAAGCAGCCCCTAGCTCTATACCTGCGTTACGCAGGCTGTTAAGAGTTTGCTTGAATTTAAAGCCGGAGCTTTCGCTTACATTCTTAAAGCCCTCGTCTACTATTCCGGTGCTGTTGCTAATGTTATCTAGTACTTTGGCGTAGGTTTCGCCTTGCGCTCCTGCCGTACCCAATACCGTAGACAAAGCCCTTACATTACCGAAGACGCTAGCTATAGCCGCGTCGTTACCCTTGAAGCTTTCCATTAAGAAAGCTAGCGTAGACTGTAGGCCTTGCTCGCCTACCATAACCCTAAGATCTTCCGCCGTAAGTCCTAGCGTAGCTAGTGCGTTCTCGGCGTCCGAAGTGGGCTTTAAAAAGCTGGTCATTATACCGCGTAGACCTACTACGGCCTCCTCGGCCGGTACACCTAAACGGGTAAAGGTTGCTATATTAGCGCCTACTTCCTCGAAGCTTATACCTAGCTGTGAAGCTATACCTACTACCCTACCTAGGGTAGGGGCTAAAGCTTCCGCCTCTAGGTTACCCTCTCTTACGATTGCTGTTAAGGTGTCGGTAGCTTGGGCAGCTGTTAAGCCGTCTTTAGCGTACGCTTGGAGTACACCGGTTAGCGCTTGCGCTACTTGCTGCGTATCTCCTAAACCAATAGCCGAAGCTTTCGCCGAGGCCTCTAATACCTCCGTAGCTTCTGCGCCTCGTAGACCTGCGGAGGCTACCGTAAAGAGCGCCTCACTAAGTGCCTGCTGGCTTTGCCCCGTTGCGGCGCTTACGCCTTTTACCGAGGTCTTAAAATTGTCTAGAGCCTTCCCAGTAATACCTACTAGGTTCTCTATTTTTGCAAAGCTGCTCTCTAAGTCGGTGGCCATCTTTACCCCGGCTGTACCAGCAGCGGCAAAAGGTACGCTAACATTTCTAGTAATGTTAGAGCCTAAACGCTTCGCGCTGGCTCCAAAGTTTTTTAAACTACGGCGCGCGATCTTTAGGCCTCTTTGGAGGCCGGTAAGATTCGCGCCTATACTAATGTTAGTACTTGCTATACTTCTTTTTGCCATCTGCTTAGAATTGCTTTAGCTTGTTCTTTGTTTAGCTTTGGGCCTTTGTGTTTGTTTTCCCAAGGGAAGCGCACCAAGTCGGTAGCTTTTACCTTTTTGTTTTTCGGGAGCTGTATATTTACTAGTACTAACGTACTCCAGCGCTCGCGCTCCCAAGCTTGCTGCTCTCTTACTTCGTGCAAACTAAAGAAGCCCTTTAGGGCGTTCTCTAACTCTCTCGGCGTCGCTTCGTAGAAGGTGGCCGGCATCCATCCAAGCTGCCCTAAGGCTAGCTCCTGGTAGTAGTCAAAAGTTAAAGGGGCTGCCGAGCTTTCGCCCGGCGCCCCGTTTACTTTTTTTCCTCTTCCGAGGCACCAAAGCTTGAGCTAAATACATTTAAGGTCTCCTCCATAGCTTCGGGCTTATCGTCTAGCCAGTCCGCTACCTCTTCGATCGTATGGTTAAAAGGTTTCTTCTCTACCCTAGCCCCGTGCTTTAAACCGCACCAAACTAAAAAGAGAGCGTCCTTTAGTTTCATATTCTCGCCGAGCTTATCAAGGTCGGCCATAGTATAGCCGTTCTCCTCGGTAAATTCCATTAGAGCGGCAAAGCCGTACTTAACCGGTCTTTGAGCTCCTCCTATTTCAATGTACTTAACCATTTGCTTTATGTGTGTTTAGTGTTTCTTATTACGCTACTGTAGAGTAAGTAATAGCTCCGGTAAGCTCAAACGTAGCCGAGTAAGTTACGTTATCTTCCATACCTGCGTTTACCTCCAAAGAAGTTACATACGCTGAAGCTTCCCAGTAGTGATCTCCCGATACTTCAGTAGAAAACTTAACCGTAAGCGTAGAGCGTCCGCTCCAAGCTGTCATAAGGTCATCTACTCCGTAAGCTGCGTCTTCTGCGTAAAGCGCAGATACCGAAATAGTACCCGATTTAGTAGCCTCTAGTAAGTCGCGAGTACCGCTAGAGCTTTTAGTAGTTGCGTCTCTCGTATCCATTGATAGAGAAATAGAGCCCTCCGTAGCGTGAGCGATTAGGGTAGAGCCAGCGTATACGCCTAGAAGCGTACCGTTCATAATGCCAGTAGTTGCCATTTTAGTCTAATTTATTTATTTGTTCTTCAATTACTTGCGGAGCTTCTGCCCCATATTCTACGGCCTTACCTGCTTCTATAAGCTCTTGGCCGTATTCGTTTACTACCTCTAAAGTTAGACCTTTAGCTAGCTTCTTACCGCTAGGAAAGGTTACTTTTTTTGTTAGTGTTATTTTCATCGTTTAACTCTAATTATATACTCCGAGCTCGTTACATAAGTCTCCGTAGCTGGGTCGTTATCCGCGTCCAAGTCTATAAATTGGATACTGTCTATAACTACACCCGCTACCGTTCCGGTGTAACGATCTAGAGCCGTTCGTACTTTATTAGTTAAATCGCTAGCCTCTGCGTATGTTTCGCAAGCTGCTACAATATCGTAGCGTACTTCGTCTAAGGTGCTTACGCCGCTCTTAGTGTCGCTTGGGCTAGTGTCTTGCAGTACATATACCAAAAAGGGAAAGGCTGCGCCTTGCGCTGCTACTTGCGGGTAAATGCGAGTACCTACGATAGCGTTTACGTCGCTGTCGCTGCTCAATATCGAGTATATAGCTTTTCCTTCCGTCATTATCTACTAAGCTGGTATAAGCTTTGCTTTAGTATATTTTCTACTTCTTTTCTTAGTTTAGCCTGCGCTTCAGCTACGCCCTTAGCAAAACCTTTCTCGGCGTAGTTTATGTTACGCTTCTCGTCCGGTTGAGCTTTCGCCTTACCTCTTGGTAAGCCGTAATTAACTATAGCAGCGTAATACCCGTCGAAGGTCTTACCTGCCTTTTTACCAAATCTAGCACCTACATAACCCAAAAGGGCGCCCTTCTTTTTAGAGGGGATAAAAGCTATAGCCCTTCTAAGGTTACCGCTCTTATTAGTTACTGTGCTTTCTTTGTTTTTCTTTTGTACTGTTCTAGTGCTTACACTAGTTTTATTAGAGTCCTTAATAGAGCTCTTTACAGCTTTTACTAGAGGCTTAGCCGCCTTACGAATACCCGCCTTAAATTGGCGTGCCTTCTTGCGGTCGATGTCTTGTAAGGCTTTAAGCTTTCTTAGGGCTTTCTCTAAATCCTTTACCTCGAAGTAAATACCCTGCTCCATTAGTCCCGAAGTGTAGTATCTAAAATAAGGTAGCGCTCTCTTCCTTCTAAGCTCACGCCTTCCACTTCATAGGTGCCGCTATTCCAGCTTATTTTAGTGGTAGCATCTACATCGCTTCTATAGCGAATAGTAAAGCGTACCTTATTTACGCTGGTAAGCTTGTCGGTCTCGTCTCCCTCTTTAGGTACGCCTCTATACTCTACTTTAGCCCATACCTTGCCTAGGTCGCTATATGTTCGTACGGCCTGGCCGAAGCCGTCCGTACTTACACTAGCGGAGCGTAAAGTAATTCTTCTATCTAGCTTACCCGGATCAATCAAAGCGGAAAACTCTATAAGGGTTAAGGAGGTGCTCGGAAGCTGTAGGTAAGCGGTGTACGCTGTCTACTCTCTTCTCGTACATCTCGCCAATAATCAACAGCAGGGCTACCTTTATATTAGCCGGTACGTCGCTAGCTTGGGTATAGCCACAAGTATAACGCGCTATAACAGCGTTTACCGTGTCCTTTGTACCCTTCCAGCCGTGCTCGGGCATTATACGCGCAGGCTCGCTTACTAGGTCGCTGCGGTAGTCGTCCGTACTTACGGTCTGCTCGTCTCCGTTGCCGTCTATGTACTTTAAGCTTGTGATGCTTTGTACTGGCCCCCTGCTGAGGTATACTATATTACGGTCTCCCCTAAACGGATCTACGCCCGTTTGGTATACTGGGAAGAAGTCGTAAAACTCTTCTACTACTGTAGTTAAAAGAAACCTTCCTAAATAATGCTCGGCCACTTGCGTAGCCGCGTCAATAAGTACCCCTAGTAGGGTATCTTCGTCGCTAGAGTCTACTCTTAAGTAGTCCTTAACTTCTTGAACCGTTAGAGCTTTTAAGCTCGCTGGGGTAATTACTGTGTAGCTCATTACTTAGCTCGGGTATTTCTTTTAGGTGCTTTCTTGCTTACTGCTCTTTCTGCTTTAGCTTCTTTCTTTACCTCTACGGCATCGCAGAAGCCAGCATTTAAAAACTCTTGAGCAGTAGCTGCGGGCAGCTCTACTACCTGGCCTGCCAAGTAGTAGAAGTCTGCGCCGCTTACATTTTGGTTAAATAAAACCTTCATATAACTACTGTTCTAAGCTTACGCTTGGATCAAGTGCTTAATAGCTGAACCTTGTACTACGTTACCATCTACACGGCGGTAAGCGATAAACCCAGTAGAAAGGGCATCAGCGTAACGCTCGTTAAGACGTAGCAACTGTACGCCGCCTGCTTCGTGTACGTAGTACTGCTTCATATCACCGAAGATAATAGACTTGTTACCGGTAGCAATACCTGCCATATCTTCGTTTACGTATACTGGCTTACCGAAAAGCAAGTCTACACCGCCTACTTCCATAGCTGGTACGAATACCGGGAAGTCGTTAGAAGAACCGAAGCCTAACTTGCGAACTGCTGCAAGTGTAGCGCTGTTCATCATAAACGCAGCGCCTGGAGCGTTACGGTAAGAAGCGTCTACTGCGTACATCAAATCGAGGATTTCCGCGATTGTTACAGCTGAAGCTGAAGCAGCAGTCTTACCCAATGAAGAACCAGTTACAATACCTTGAGGCTTAGAGCTGTTGTCTCCAGTTGTAAGGTGTGCGTTAATACCACGGTTCAAACGGTTAGCCAATTGGCCACCTACGAAGCTACCCAAATCGAAAGCGTTGTCGCTCATCAATTGGTTTGACACTTTTACAATTTTAGAAGAGTAAGTATACGGCTCAAACTTCACGTTAGTGAAGGTCATATCCGAAACGCTCTCTGCTGTACCTTCTCCCAAGATAGCAGCTACTACGCTAGTATCGTCGTTAGCTGGCAAGTTGAAAGGCTGACCGTTAGAAGTACGAATAACAGTAGCTACCTTCTCGATGTCCGACTTGAACAATTCAGTAGCGCTTACAAAGTCGCTCCAGTTTTCCGGTACCAAGAAACCGCCTAGACCGTCGTTAGAAGTGATCTGCGTATCAGTACCGCGTAGCTCTTCCATTGCGCGCAATTCTTGAGCGTTCAAGCCGTTCAAGCCACGACGTAGGTAAGCGTTAAAAGCTTCGCGAGCTTCTACAGCTTTCGCTGGTGCTGCTTCGCGTACCTCTTCGGCTTTAGTAGCCATTTCTTTCTTTAACTCTTCAGCTCTTTCAATACGAGCAGCAGCAGCGCGTAGCTCGTCTACTTCGTTAGAAATTGCGTCGAATTTTTCGTTTTCCTCGTTTGAAAGGTTGCGGCCTTCTGCTTTTGCAGCCGCTACCATTCCCTGCATTTGCTCTACTAGAGCACCGCGCTTCTCGCGCATTTGTTTAGCATTCATCTTTAGCTAGTTTAATTAAAGCATTATATATATTATAGTTTACCTCCTCTTTAGGTGTCTCTCTTGCTTCCTCCGCTTCGCCCTCGCTGTGAGGCTCGGCGCTGCGTAGTCCGCTCGAGGCTTGAACGTACGCCGGGTAAACTACGGCGGATACGTCAAATAAAGAGCTTACGCTCTCTATATATCTTACGTGCTGGCCTTCTTCCATTCGCCAGCTATCTTTATCTACAGTAAAGCCAAAGCTTGACTGTGTTAAATCTCCTCTTCTATACAATTCTAGCAGGTCGTTACCGTAGCTAGTATTAGGCATCTCGAAGCGGTAGTAAAGGCCTTTATCGTCCTCCTTAAGCTCTAGGGTGCCGCTTGTAGTTCTAGCTAGTAAGTAGTTGCTGTCGTGATTATATAAAGCTCTTACATCGTCGTTAAGAGCGTTCTTAAAAGCGCCCGGTAGGATAATCTCACGGAAGCCGCCCAGGTCTTCGCTCATACTATTAAATACGCTCGCGTAGCCTTCTACGGTTCTACCTTCTACAGCTCTAGCCTCTCCGTTGTAGCTGCGCTTTTCTACTAGCTCGCTCTTACTGCGAACCTCTGCGCCGTCTACCTTTCTCAAGGTGCTGAATAGGTGCGCTACCTTTAAAGGTGGCTTACGCTCTACAAAAGCCTCCTCTTCGCTGTCGTATTCGTAAATACTAATAAGCGCCGCCGGATCTTCTGCCGTGCCGTTTACCTTAAAGCCGCTGTCGCTTTCTATTTGTCCGTTACGCTCGATTTCTACTACTACGCCTTGGCTTCTACCGCCGGAGCTGTTCCAGCTTACGAAGTCCCCTACGCTTAACTCGTCCGCTTCCGCGCGCTCGTCTTCTTTATCGTAGCCAGCTTCTTCCATTGGTTCAGCTTTGCCGTAGGTTATAATAATCTCGGTATCCGTTTCTTCTACGCTCTTAATGTGGCGTAGGCTTTTCTCTTCTTCCATATTCTCTAGCTTGCGCTCTGCCCAGCGGTGCATTTCATCTCCGCCCCAGGCTGCGTACATTATACTTCCGCAGATCTGCTTACCGTCCTCATCCTTAAAGCTGCCTTGGTCGTAGGTCTTAGCTCTAGATAGGAAGCTATACACGCGCGGCAAACGCTGCGCCGTTATAGCTTCTCTATTGGCTATAATCCTAGCAGATTCCCAGCCTACCGGCGTGCCGCAGTCGGTGCCCTCTTCCTCTCTAAGTTTTAGGGCGCGCTTCGCGTGGTCGGTTGCAGCTTGTGGGTAATCGGTAAAGCTCATTAGTCCGCGTCTACGTTAGTGTTATCTTCTCCGCTCTGCACCATATTTAGAGGCTGTAGGTAGATGTCTCCGCCCTCTACTGGGTTAAGGTTCTCTAGGTCTCTAATATCGTTTACGCTTAGCCATCCCCATTGGCGGGCAGTAGCGTAAGCGTCGTAGCGGCCTTTAAGGTCTCCACGCATTAAGCCCTCTACCGTAAAGTACGCGTAGTAGTTCGCCTCGTCTTCTCTAAACAGCTTACGGTTTAGCTCTACCTCCATACGACGGACGTAAGGAGTAATACAGTCCCTAACGAACTGTATAGCCTGCTGCTCTACATTCGCACGCGTTGAGCTGTTTTCGAGGTCTGCTAAGTAGCTCGGAGGTATTCTAAAAATACGGGCTATTTCGTTTACTTGGAACTTACGGCTTTGTAAGAACTGGGCAGCCTCCGGGTCTAGTCCGATTTTCTCGTACTTCATCCCTTCCTCAAGGATGGCCGTACCGTGGCTATTAGAAAGCGAAGCGTTAGCACGGTTCCAGCTTTCTTTAAGTCTCTTAATAGCTTCAATAGATAGACGGCCAGGCGCAGTAATAATACCGCCCGTATTCGCTCCGTTAGAGTAGAAGCGTGCGCCGTACTCTTGGGCCGCTAGCCCAATAGCTACGGCTTCGCGTGCTACTTGTATAGGGCTCTTACCGGTTAGACCGTTAAAGCTTAGGCCTACAAAGTGGAGTACCTCGTAATCTAAGTAGGTCTCTTTATCGTTGAATACATAAACCTTCTCCCCGTCTAATACCTTTACCTCTACTAGCATAGGGTTTAAAGGAATAAGGGAAGTAGGACGCCCTGCGGCGTTTAGCTCGATCTTAGCATAGGCGTTGCCGTGTAGTACAAGGTTCGCCGCCATAGCCTCACGGAAAGTAAAGCTAGAGCTTACGCCATTAGGCGCTTTAGCTAGTAGGTGCTGGATAGGGTGGCCGTCGGCCTTTACCCTTGTCTCTCCGTCGTACTGGTATACGTTTAGGGGAATGCTCGCGATAGTCTCGCTAATAATTCTTACAGCTGCGTAAACAGCGCTAAAGGTTAGCGCGTTATCTTCGCTTACTTGTACTCCCGTTTTGCTAGTACCAAAAAGCCCCGTAAGCCACGCAGCAGGATTGCTTAAGCTAGTGCTGGGGTTTTCCGGGGAGCTTCTAAATAAGCGGCCTAGAAGGCCTGGGTTTTTATTTTCTGCCAAAACTTAGAAGTATATACTTTACGCAAATATACGAAAAAAAGTATTTACTTCTTGTGTGTTTAGCTTTTTTATTGTATAGGCAGCCTAGTAATTTTAAAGCGTTCGTTTTCGTAGTAGTTACAGCGGGCGTTTATAACCTTCGTTAAGGTGCTATAGTTTAGCTCTAAGGCCTTACAAGCTCGCGTAAGTGTTCTATATCCTTCTACCTTTTTAGAGCTCTTATGCTCTACTAAAATTACTCTCATATAAATAATATAGTGTCTCCGTTATCGTGATCTTCCCCAGTAGCGCAGGCTGGGCAAATGTCTAGCGCTGTTATATCGCTTAAAGCTTCGGTATACGTTCCGCAGCTTTGGCAGTAGTACTCTACGTCGTTCATCAGCCTACTAGTATGTACTGTAAGAACTGCATAAGCTTAAACAGTAGGTTCATAGCTGGGAAGAATAGAAGGGCGCTAGCCGCTACTATAAGGAGCGCTCTAGCGTCCTTCTGCTCTTGGGTTATTACTTTCTTTGCCATTGTCTTAAATAGTGTTTAGCTTTTTCTAAGCTGTTAAACTTGCGGCTTCCGTAGAAGCTCGGGGTATTCGGGAGGGCGGTAAAAGATCCCGGGGTAGTCTCCAGGATCTCGGCGCCGTTAAATTGTATTACTCTTTTAAGTTTCATTAGTAAGCTATAAAGTTGGCTACATACTTAAAGAAGTGCATTACATCTCCGTTATGAAAGTCTATTTTTACTAGGTTGTTTTTTGCTGTCTCTTGTGTCTTCTTGTCTGCTGAAGCTAAGAAGTCTACTACTATAGCTAAAGGGATATAGTTTACGCCCCAGTCTTTACCTTCTGCTTCAATGATTGTATCTAAGCTTAGGCCTTTTTCTTCTAGTAGTGTGTTTAAGTAGTTTCTCATTTTGTTTTTGCTTTTGTTGTTATTACTGGTGTAAATATACGGCTA